TGCTCAAAAGCAAACCCCCGCCAAATATACCCTTTTTGCTTTCTCTTTGCGAATCAAGCCTACGCACGAATAAAGCCTCACTGTGCGGAATCCTATAATCAATACCTGAGTTAGATAACTTCGCTCCGATTGTGGCTGTAAAAAGCTCTTGCGGATATTTATATTTAGGAAAAGTCTTAGTTTTATTTAGCTTTTTACAAGCAATTTTCAATAAAGCATTCAAATCGGGTGCGGTGCGTACTAACATAGGGTCGAGATTCGTTCGAAAACTGGTTGTTATCTTTGCACCATTCTCGTAAATAATGCTAACACCGGTCGAAATGAAGCAACTATTCTTGTAAATTCCGTTTAAGCCCGTAAGGTGTGGAGAAAACAAAAAGAACGGTATATGCCGTTCTTCGTAAAAATCGCATATCTTTTTAAATATTGAAAATGGCGGATTATCAACAACTGTATAACCATCTGGATATTCTGCACTCTCATAATCTCCGCCAGGGTAAAAAGGTCTAATTATTCTATTCGAATCCACGCCATATTCATGCACAACCCAAGAAAGCACAGCATCAAATACCTCTTGTGGCGTATAGCAATCGTCAGTTGTTTTTTTGGGTTTGAATTTATCAACAAATTCTTTATATTCTTCAGTCTCTTCGGTTTCTATATTTTTTATTAGTTCTATCATTTTCCCCTCACGGCTTGACCAACACAAAAGACGCCCAATCCGAGCGCCTTCTGCGAAGTTAATTATGAAATATATTTTTTGAGGAAGCCACAATTCCCTTTTCGCTAAATACAATATATCACATCAAAAACGTGAAATGTGTGAAAGTTTTAAGATACAAGAATCAGCTTTTCACTGGTTACAATATATCACACTTTTTTGTTGCATATGTTGCAAGTTTCTTTAGTCTCTTAGATACTGTCGTTCTGTCGCAATGCATGACATCTGCCACTTCCTCCTGCGAACGCTCCTCTATGTAGTACATCCGAAGTATTGTCCTCATATCTGGGTCGCCTATAGCTTCTATCTCTCCTTCGATAGCCTCAATTAGCTTGCTAATTTCATCTAGCTTGCGTTT